GAGCGTGTTGACCGCATGGAGCTGAAGATGGAAGACCAGCTCATCGAAGGCGGCTGGACTGACGCGCTCAACGCGTTCCTCGACGACGTGGTGACATTCCCCTACGGCGTGCTCAAAGGCCCGGTCAAGCGCAAGCGCAAGACCATGATGTGGCAGAACGGTGAGTTGGTGCCCTCGGAAGAGATTCGCAACGAGTGGGAGCGTGTCGATCCATTCATGCTGTACTGGGCCCCATGGTCCTCGGACATCCAAGACGGCTTCATCGTCGAGCGTCACCGCATGACTCGTGAAGACCTGCAGGCCTTGATTGGCGTGCCCGGGTACAACGACGACGCCATCCGCTCTGTGCTCAACTCCTTCGAGTCCGGCAACCTCAACGAGTGGCTGTGGACTGACAGCGCTCAGGCGACCGCCGAGGGCAAGGACACCACCCAGACCATCTTCACGACAGACCTGATCGACGCCCTGCAGATGTGGGACAGTGTTCAAGGTAAAGACCTGCTGGACTGGGGCCTGTCTGCCAAAGACATCCCTGACCCAGACCTGAGCTACCCCTGCGAAGTGTGGCTGGTGGGCTCCACCGTCATCCGCGCTGTGCTGAACTACGACCCACTGGGCCGCAAGCCGTACTACGTGACCTCGTACGAAAAAGTCCCCGGCGCTGTGGCTGGCAAAGGCGTGGCCGATCTGTGCCGCGACTCCCAGAACATGGTGAACGCCTCCGCACGCGCACTGGCCAACAACATGGGCATCAGCTCTGGCCCACAGGTGGGTGTGAACGTGTCGCGCCTGCCACCGGGCGAGGACATCACTGAGATGCACCCTTGGAAAATCTGGCAGTTCCAGAGCTCCGAGTTCAACGACGGCTCGCAGCCACTGACGTTCTTCCAGCCCAACAGCAACGCCAACGAGTTGATGGCCGTGTTCGAGAAGTTCAGCGCCCGCGCTGACGAAGACACTATGATCCCGCGCTATATGACTGGCGAGAACTCGCCCGGAGCTGGTCGTACGTCGTCTGGCTTGTCTATGCTGATCAGCAACGCCGGTAAGGGCATCAAGCAGGTGATCAGCAACATTGACCGCGCCGTGATCGTGCCGTCCATCGAGCGCCTGTACCAAGACAATCTGCGCTACAGCAAAGACCCAGACCTGATCGGCGACGTCAAGGCTGTGGCCCGGGGCGCTAGCAGCTTGGTGGTCAAGGAATCAGAGGCAATCCGCCGCAACGAGTTCTTGACTCTGGTGCTCAACAGCCCAGTGGCCCAGCAGATCGTCGGCATGGACGGCGCAGCTGAGCTCCTGCGCGAGCAGGCTCGCAACCTGAGCGGCAACGTCAACCGGATCGTCCCAGACCGTCCGACACTGACAGCCATGCAGACTCTGCAGCAGCAAAACGCACAGCTACAAGAGCAGCTGGCCATGATCATGGGTGAAATGCAGGGCGGCGCACCGGGCATGACACAGGGCCCAGCACCGAAGAACATGCTGCCTGACGGCAGCCAAGTTGGTGGTCGCGAAGGAAATATGATGTCGCCGCGCCCCAACGGTGTTTGACTTTTTCTGAATTTGTTGTATAGAATCCACACATGAAGATTTTTGTAGGCCAAAAGCCTGATCGGCAGCACATGCAAGCGTTGATTCGCTGCAAGCTGCAAGAAAACGAAGCGCTACTGGCGCTGTTCCGAACCAAGCTGGAGGAGACCAAGGTCTCCTTGATGCAAGCAGAAGAACCGCACCGTTTGTACCGCCTCCAAGGTCAGGCTCAAGCCTTATCAGATTTCCTCGAAGCGGTTGAAAAATCGTCAGAGGTCTTCGACCGGATCAAGTGATCCGAATTTTGTAAATCCGAGCAAACCATTATGTGAACGGCAGACCGCAGTAGGAGCCTGAAGCAGAGTTGGAGCCCAAGGAGAATTGAATGGCATTGCCAAGACAAGTAGAAGCGCAGTTACGAGAACTGGAAGCACTGGAAAAGCAGCTAGCAGAGGGTAACAATCCTGCACCCGCAGACCCCAACCCACAGCCAGCAGAGCCTCCCCAAGACCCACAGCCTCAGCCAGCTGAGCCAAAACCTGTCGAGCCAACGCCGACACCGACCGAGCCAGTAGTCGCGGAAGAGAAATGGGAGCAGAAGTACAAAACCCTCAAGGGCATGTACGACGCCGAAGTTCCTCGCTTGCATGCAGACTTGCGTGATCTCAAAGCCCAAGTGGATAGCCTCCGCAAAGCCTCTGAGACCAAGCCAGCCGAGCCAGCTAAGCCCGCAGCTCCTACGAAGTTGGTGACTGATGCTGATGTTGAAGCATTTGGTTCTGACCTCATCGAGGTCCAACGCAAAGTTGCCCGCGAAGTGGCAGCAGAGTTTCGAGGCGAGCTAGACGCCATGAGAGCCGAGAATGAGAAGTTGCGCGAGCAGCTGACCAGCACCGGCACCCAAGTGTCTGAAGCAAGTTTTGAGCAGCGCCTGTACCGTATGGTGCCGGACTTTGAAGCAGTCAACGCTGATCCCAAGTGGATCGCTTGGCTCAACGAAGTTGACCCGCTGCTCCGAGCCCCCCGATCTTCTGTTGCACAGCAAGCGTTCAACCGAGGCGATGCTGAAGGTGTTGCACACTACGTGTCGATGTTCAAACAGACCATTGCGCCCGTGGAGCAAAAAGCCGACAAGACCGAAGAGCTGGAACGTCAACTTCAGCCAAATCGAGGTGCCACAAGCACACCCCCTACCTCTCAAAAAGGTAAGGTCTACACCAACGCAGACATCGAAAAGATGTTCCGCAAGGCGACTGATCTGGGTGTAAAAGGGCGCGTCGACGAGGCAAAGAAACTTGAAGCTGAAATTGATGCAGCGTTCATGGAAGGTCGCGTAACCGCGTAATCTGTGAGCAATGCGCTACCCAACCTGTTTTTAATTTAGGAGGCCATCATGGCTGCTGTTTACCCCGTCCAATCGCCGTTCAACACGAACCCCTCGTACTCCGGCGCTTTTATCCCCACCCTGTGGTCTGGCAAGTTGCTGGCCAAGTTCTACCAGAACACCATGTTGTCGGAAATCGCCAACACTGACTATGAAGGTGAACTGAAGAACCAAGGCGATACCATCCGTATCCGTCTGGCTCCTTCGATCAGCATCTCTGACTACACCGTTGGCCAGAACCTGTCGTACGAAGTTCCCACTCCTATCTTCCAAGATATGCAAGTGAACAAAGGCAAGTACTTCGGCGTGCAAGTCAACGACGTGCTGGCTTATCAGTCCGACATGAACTTGATGAACATGTTCACTGAAGACGCTGCCAAGCAGTTGAAGATCGCCATCGAAAACGAAGTGTTCTTCAACAACATGGTCACTGAAGGCCCTGCCGCTGCCAACGAAGGCGCTACTGCTGGTGCGATCTCTGCTGCCTACAACTTGGGCACAGACACCGCTCCTATCGACCAAGCCACTCCTGAGAACGTGCTGAAGGGTATCCTGCGCATGTCCACAGTGCTGGACGAGCAGAACGTGCCTGAAGATGGTCGCTGGTTGGTTATCAGCCCCTACGACCGTCACCTGTTGATGCAATCCAACATCGCTCAAGCCTACTTCACTGGTGACGCTCAGTCGACCATCCGTAGCGGCAAGATCGGTATGTTGGACCGCTTCACTGTGTACGTGTCCAACTTGCTGCCTCGCGGCGCTGCTGGCAAGGCACTGGTTGCTGGTTTGACTGACCCTGCCACTGGCGGTGCTGTGTCTAGCGCCAAGGCCCGTCGCGTGATGGTTGCTGGTACCAAGGCAGCAATGTCCTTCGCCATGACCGTGAACAAGACTGAGCCCCTGCGCAACCAGACTGACTTCGGCGACATCGTCCGTGGTTTGGCTGTGTACGGTCGCAAGACTGTCAAGCCTGAAGCTCTGGTCGTGGCCCAAGTCGGTTCCGCCAGCTGATGAACTGGGCCCCTTCGGGGGCCCTTTCTATTCCCTCATTCTTTTGGAGATTCTCATGTCTACTCAATTTGCTCGCAGCATTGGCGGCTACCAAACAGCCACCGCTGGCACAACCCAAACTCAAGCCGGTGCTACTGCACTGACCGGCGCTGTGAACGTCGTTACCACTGGCAATGCCAGCGACGGCGTCAAGCTGCCTGCTGAGCGCCCTGTCGGCGACATCGTTCACATCGTGAACATTTCCGCTGCTGCTTTGAACGTGTACCCAGCTACTGGTGGCGCGATCAACGGCGGCTCTGCCAACGCAGCCAAGGCCTTGGCCGCTAACATGTCTGGTGCTTACATCAGCTTGGGCAGTGAAAACTGGGGCGCTGTTCTCAGCGCCTAATAGGTGGCACAATAAAGGGGCTCTTCGGAGCCCCTTTTTACATTTAACGGAGTACTGAATGAACGTCCATGACCTTCTCGACCGCCTTGGCGGTGAAATCCTGTCCAACAAAGCCCGCGCTACAGTTAACGGCAAGATCGTCATCCTTGCCCGCATGAACGGCGACGACTGGGTGTACACAGACGAAGGCCAAGAGCTGGCCAACGCGCACTCCAATGCTGCCGTTGAAGAGGCTGCAGCCAAGCCCAAACGCGCCAAGAAGGCTACCGAACCAGTGGCCGAGGCTGAACCAGCCGCTGAACCCACCACAGAAGCCCCTACCACTGAAGCTCCCGCTGCGGTAGAATCGGGCGATGTAGCGCCTGAACTGTGAGGTAGACCATGGCCACCGTAAAAGTTGTTGACCTGATCGCTCGGGCGAAAACAATCCTGCAAGACGAGGATTCTGTACGGTGGACCCTGTATGAATTGCAGTGGTGGCTCAACGATGGGTATCGCGAAACTTTGATTTTCCGCCCTGACTCGAACACCCTCACTGCTGAGTTCACTTGCGTGGCTGGTCCACGCCAAGTGCTCACAACCATCTTCCCCAACGCTACGCGACTTGTGTCCGTGCTACGCAATACTGCCGTCACTTCAAACAAGTACGCGGTGCGCCTTGTAGATCGCCGCGTGCTGGACGATCAGCGCAAGGGCTGGTACTCGGAGACACCAACTGTGAGCGTCGAAGAGTACATGTTTGACGCTCGTCAACCCAAAGAGTTTTTGGTGTACCCGCCAGCAACCTCTGCTGCCAAGCTCGAAGTGTCGTATGCGCAAGTCCCTGCTCCGCACGCACTGTCTGATGTACAGCTAAATGACCAAAACACCGTCGAGACAATCCGAATCGACGACACCTTTGCAAACTCATTGCTTGACTATATGCTGTATCGTGCGTACACCAAGGACGCCGAGCAGCAGGGCAATGCAGCCAGAGCCGTTGCACACTACCAAGCCTTTCAGAATTCCTTGGGTGGAGCTGCCCAAGTAACCGCTGCCTCGCAGCCGGGAGTTGCCTAATGGCCAAAATATGGGATGACTTCCTACCTCTGATTTCCCCGCACTTGCCCGGATGCCCCAACGCATCCATGCGACTGTATCTGGCTTCTGTCTCGGCTGATTTCTTCGCCCGCACATACCTGTGGCGAGAGCAAATAGACGCTATTTACGTGGCCCCCAACCAAGTTGATTACGACTTGGACACCGACACTGGACTGGTAGAGGACGTGATCTCTGTAGTCTACAACGAAGCTCCGCTGACACGCACCGACCTGCGTTTGATCGGCACTGAAAAACTGTCTGAGGTGGGTGAGCCACGTGAGTATTGGGTTCAGGCCGACCAGAGTATCCGCATTTTCCCGACACCGGAAGAGCGCACAACCCTCAAAGTCTATGCTGTCTTGAAGCCAAACCGCAACGGCACGGGCGTAGAAGACTGGATTTACGAGACTTGGGCTGACACCATTGTTAGTGGTGCCATTGCTCAGTTAGCCATGACCCCGGGCAAAGAATGGTCCGACATCGCGCTGGCTGGCATGCACAAGGGCTTGTACGAGCGGGCGATCACAAACGCTCGCATCCGAGATTTTCGTGGCGTACGCATGATGGTGCGTCAGCGCCCAGCGGCATAAGGAGCTACCATGGCTGAGAAGATTAAGCTGGTTCAGGGTGACACCCGCCCCGCCATTGTTTGTACGATTACAGACGATGTGACCAACGCCGTCATTCCACTGACGGGCGCTACGGTGGTTCTAAAATTCCGAGCTGCTGGCACTACGACACTTACTGCAACGGTACCCGGGGCCATAACAGACGGCCCTAATGGCGTTGTTGCGTTCTACCCAGCGTCCGAGCCTACCATGCTGCAGGGTGAACCCGGGGATTACGAAGGTGAAATTGAAATCACGTTCAGTGACGGTCAGATTCAGACTGTGTACGACCTCCTGAAATTCAAGTTGCGCGAGGATTTCTGATGGGTGCTAAGCTGTCAGGCGGTACCTCGACGGCTTCGGTGTCTGCTGTCCGAGCCCGCGCTAGCGTAACTGCTACTGGACTCAATGCAATATCTAGCGCGGCTACTCCAGCAGCTGATGTAGCTTATATCCTGCTGACGGTTGGTGCTTCCCTAGATACGTCCGGGCGATACAAGTATTTGCCAGAAATCGTTGTGATATCTGACGCTGTACAGAAGCTCGTAGAGAAAGCCACGCAGGACAGTGTGTCTGTGACGGATGCTGTAACTTTGAGCACAACACTAGGGTTGGCGGACAGCATTAGCTTCACCGAGACTTTTTTGGCGACATTGGTCTTTATCCGTAACTTAGCTGATTCTGTGGCCGTATCGGACCAGACAACACTTGACCCGGAAAAAAGGCTTACTGAAACTGTAGCGTTAACTGAGACCCTGCAGTACGCGTTCAACAAATACTTGGCCGATGGCGTCGCCATAGGTGATTCGTTTGAAGCCGCAGACGGCTTGCTTTATGCGTTTTCAAAATACGTAAGCAACGTAGTTTTTGTACAAGACTCAGCCGTGCTATATCCAAGCAAGGTGTTTAGCGATATGATCTCGGTACAGGATGCTGGATCACTGCGGTCGCAGGGTTACTGCGACTTTTCCTACTTTGCCGAAGACTACGTCGGCGCATCTCGAACCTTTTGAAGGAGCACCACATGATCGAAGATCAGATCAAACTTACCGGCCACGTCAGCATTCAGCTGTTTGACAAAGACGGCAACATCAAAGACAGCCGCGAAATCAAAAATCTAGTTGTGTCTGTCGGCAAGACGTTCATTGCAGCTCGTATGGTTGGTACGCCAACTGAAATGAGCCACATGGCTCTTGGCGCTGATAACACCGCCGCTGCTGTTGGCGACACTGCGCTTGGTTCTGAACTCGGTCGTGTAGTGTTGGCGTCGGATACGTCTTCCGGTGCGATTGTTACCTACACAGCCTCATTCCCAGCAGGCACGGCTACTGGCGCAAACGTCGAGGCGGGTATTTTTAACGCTTCCTCTGGCGGAACCATGCTGTGCCGTACAGTGTTCGCGGTTGTGAACAAAGGCGTAGATGATGCCATGGCCATCACTTGGGCTATTACGGTCTCGTGATTTTTGGCGTAAGCCGCCAGCGGGAATAGGAAGGTAGATCATGAGCACCATCGTATTGCGCAGCGTCAAGGGTTCGCCCTTGACCAATAATGAAGTCGACACTAACTTCAGCAATCTGAACGCAGATAAGCTGGAAGTCGACACGACTGCGACGCTCACGAACAAAACCATCAACCTCACCAGCAATACACTGGTTGCTACGTCAGCACAGCTTGCCGCCGCCGTGACGGATGAAACTGGTTCGGGGGCTTTGGTTTTTGCCAACAGCCCAACATTTGTTACTCCTGCACTTGGCACACCGGCTTCTGGTGTTGTGACTAACCTGACGGGTACTGCGTCGATCAACATCAACGGCACTGTAGGTGCAACCACAGCCAGTACGGGAGCGTTTACAACCCTAACCGCTTCACAAGACTCTGCTTTCACATCGACTGGTGCAGTTCAGCTGTCTTCGGGAACTACGTCAGAGCGTCCTACGGGTGCTGCTGGCAAACTGCGATTTAACAGCACCACAGGTGAGTTTGAAGGGCACAACGGGTCGACATGGGCTTCGGTGGGCGGCTCGGCTATCAGCAATGACACCAGCACGGCTACGAATCTTTACCCACTATTCGCTGCGGCAACGACCGGCACGGCTTCAAGCGTTTACACCAGCAACGCGCAGTACTTGTTTAAGCCCAGCACGGGTGAGTTGAGTGTGAAGGCTCCACGGGCCAGCAACGGCATCGTAGTTAACAGCGCAACGATCAGCTCAAACTATACTATAGTGGCAGGCGACAATGCTATGAGTTCTGGACCTGTGTCTGTAAGTTCTGGTATAACGGTAACAATCTCCAGCGGCTCACGCTGGGTGGTCCTTTAAGGGGTAAGACATGGCAATTGTTTTAGACGGAACAACGGGCATCACCAACGATGGTGGCTACACAGGTGACGGTGTGGTCTTTGCTGACACGACTCCTGCAAACACGCTGGTGACGACCACTGGCGGCAACGTGGGTATTGGGACGAGTTCGGCAACAAGGAAACTTGAAGTTGGGTCTCTTGGCGCGTTTCGGATGCAGACCGGCTCCGTAACGATGGATTGCACGCCGACCGCCGGAGCAACGGATACCTTTGTGTGGAACACTTCGGCCAATAGCGGCTATATCTGGTCAATGGCTGGCACAGAACGCGCCCGTATCGCATCCGACGGCAACTTGCTGGTGGGGACTACGACCTCGATTGAAAAACTCACGGTAAACGGTTATGCCTCTTTTCAAGGCCAATTCGCAGTTTCCGGGGCTGCTTCAACAATTAATACAAACTGCAATGGTAGTGCGTACTACGGCATTATGGTTAAGAACCTATCCGGTTCCAACTCACAGGCGATGACGTTTGTTAATTCATCAAACGGGTTTGTTGGCACCATCGTTCTTAGTTCCAGTACCACCACCTACAACACTTCTTCTGATTACCGCCTGAAAGAAAACATTCAGCCGATGGTGGGGGCGCTGGCCCAAGTTCAACAATTGAAGCCTTGCACCTACAAGTGGAAAATAGACGGCTCTGATGGTCAGGGTTTTATTGCTCATGAACTGGCTGAAGTTTGCCCTCAAGCTGTGACTGGCGAGAAAGACGCAGTCAACGAAGACGGCTCCATCAAACCTCAAGGCATCGACACCAGCTTCTTGGTCGCCACACTGACCGCAGCCATCCAAGAGCAGCAAGCCATCATCACCGATCAGGACGTCAAAATGGGGCAGCTTGTGGACCAGCTCACCAACGCTGAATCAACCATGAACCTGCTCACCGAGATGTTCACTGAATCACAGCAGACCATCACCGCTTTGACCGCCCGAGTTGAAGCACTGGAAGGAACACAACCATGAGCAAAGTAGCCCTCTCCGGCAACGCCAGCGGCACAGGCACGTTCACGATTGCCAGCCCCAACAGCAACACCGACCGAACACTGACTCTGCCAGACAACACTGGTACGATCCTGACCACTGCAACACCGGGTGTGCCTGTGAACGGCCCTGCGTTTGCCTCTGTAGGCTCAACGGCGATCAGTGTTTCCACAGGTACATATACTACGTTTTCAAATTTCGGAGGCTCTTCTTTTGACACCGCTTCCGCATTTAATACAACAACAGGGCGATTTACACCACTAGTTGCGGGCTACTACCAGATTAACGCAGCTGTTAATTTTCAATTTAACGGCATAACTTCCGTAGTGATAAATGCGTTGATTTATAAGAACGGCAATCAAATAGCAATCGGTGCAACGTCTGCGTCAGTAGGGTATCCGGTTGTAACGGTGTCTCAGATCGTTTATCTGAACGGCTCAACCGACTACGTTCAGGTATACACGTACCATTTGGCGTCAGGAACTGTAACAAACGTGTCAGCAACAATTTCTGGTTTCCTCGCACGGAGCGCAACATGACCTTGTACGAAAAAATCAAAGCCCTGTACCCTGAACTCACAGACCGTGACTTCATGACTGTCATCCGCTTGCAGAACGACTCTGACGGCAAAGGCGACTACATTGCTGCGTGGGATCACCCCACACTGGCACGACCAACTGAGGAGCAGCTTGCATGAGCAACTTAAAAGTCAACACAATCAATGACGCATCAGGCGGCAGCAATGCTGTCCTGTACGGCGTGGCAGCACCTGCGAACTCAATGGGGTTCCGCAACCGCATCATCAACGGTGACATGCGGATCGACCAGAGGAATGCTGGGGCGAGCGTGAATTTGGCTTCGTCTCAGTACACGCTAGACAGGTTCTTTTCATACAGTTCACAGGCGTCAAAATACACCGTTCAGCAAAATGCTGGGGCCGTTACGCCTCCGGTTGGGTTTGCCAATTACCTTGGCTGCACCTCAAGTTCAGCTTATTCAATTACACCTAGCGATCAATTCCTGCTCATCCAAAAAATCGAAGGCTTAAACTTTGGTGATTTAGCTTGGGGGACGGCTTCAGCGCAAACAGTTACTTTGTCCTTCTTGGTGCGAAGCTCACTGACGGGCACGTTTGGTGGTTCAATTCAGAATAGCGCAGCAAACCGCTGCTACCCGTTCTCGTATGTTATTTCTGCTGCCAATACATGGGAGCAGAAAACTGTAACGATTGCTGGGGACACAACTGGAACTTGGCTTACCACCAACGGCGTTGGCGCGAATGTAAATTTCAGTTTGGGTACGGGTTCAACGTATAGCGCAACGGCTGGTTCTTGGACAGGTTCATCGTTCATTACTTCAGTCACAGGCGCAACCTCTGTAGTCGGCACAAACGGAGCCACCTTCTACATCACAGGCGTACAGCTTGAAGCTGGCAGCGTTGCTTCCCCGTTTGAGCGCAGGGACTACGGGCGTGAGTTGATGATGTGCCAGCGGTATTACCAGAAGACATACAACATTGACGCTGTACCCGGTACAGCTAATTCTTCTGGCGCTCTGCAGCGTAACCTTGATGGGAATTGCAACTACGGCACTGTGCAATGGGTTTTTAACACCAGTATGCGGTCAACCCCAACAGTCAACGTCTACAACCCTGTAACCGGGGCAACAGGCTCTCTTCGTGCAGATGGCGCAAATGCCGCCGCCGTTGCAGCTTTTGCCGGTTCAAATGGGGTGTCTATTTACGCCAACAACGTGGCCTTGGGTGTAAATGTATCTATTTATGCCCACGGTGTTGCTGCAATAGAACTGTAAGGATAAAGCATGTACCAACAAGTTTTACAGCCAAACGGCCAGTCAGCCACCTGCATAAAACGCATTGCTGACAACGCCTTCATCCCCTTTGACCCCGCCAACACATGCTACCAAGCATATTTAAAATGGGTCAGTGAAGGGAACTCTCCGTTGCCAGCAGACGAGCCGATCACTCAGAATGAGCAACCACCAGCTTAATCGCTACAAAAAGTTTATTGATGCGTTGAGAAATCAGCGCATTGATGGCTATTTTGAAAAACACCACATCTTGCCAAGAAGCATGGGTGGTAGCGATGATGCGTCCAATATTATCTGTCTGACATTGCGACAACACTACATTGCTCATTGGATGCTTTGGAAAGTGTACGGCGGCAAAATGGCGGTTGCTTTTGACTACATGAACGGCATCAAGAAGTATGGCTACCGCCTGACAGGTAGGACGATAAAGCTGCTTAGTGAAGATGTGTCAAAGCGTAGAAGTGAACGCACTGTTTCCGCTGAAACACGCGAAAAGCAACGCCAAGCAAAACTCGGTCGCAAACTAACACCCGAGCATATTGAGAAGGTTCGTCTTACGGTGCTTGGTCGTAAAATGGGTCCAGAGTTTGCCGCTAAAGTTTCTGAAGCAAAGCGGGGTCGCAGCAATGGTCGCCTTGGATGCTCAATGTCTGAGCAAACTAAGCAGCGTATTGGTGATGCCCAACGAGGTGAACTTAACCACATGACGGGCCGTAAACACAGCTCAGAAACCAGAGAGAAAATGAGAATGGCACACATGAAACGAAACAAACCCGCCGAGTACCTGAAATGGCTGGCCGAGGGCAACACGCCACTGCCTGCGGACGCACAACCTGAGTAAAATACGGTCATGGACAACCAACAAATTTTTAACTTCGTAGTGGCCATCGCCGCCTTTTTGGCGGTGTTTGTGTTCAATCAAACCACACGAAAAATTCAAAAATTGGAAGATGATGCTTCAGCTATGCGAGAACGCCTCTTGCAAGACTACGTCCAAAAGGACGACTACAAAGCTGACATCGCTGAGATCAAGTCAATCCTGCGCCAAATCTTTGACAAACTGGACGGCAAAGCAGACAAGCCGTAAAACACCGTGATCGCAGAACTCGCCGCCGCCAACGCAGCCTTCGCAGTAATCAAGGCTACCATAGCGAACGGCGGCGAGTTAGTCAATGTCGGGAAGAAAGTTGTCGAGTACTTCGACAGCAAGGCGAAGATTCAGGAGAGAGCCACCAAGAAAGCTGGTGGTAGGCCGCTCGAAGGGCGATCCGACATCGAAGAGTTTATGGCGCTTGAGCAACTCAAGCAGCAGGAAGAACACCTGCGTGAGTCCATGGTTTACGCTGGTCGCCCGGGTATGTGGGAAGACTGGGTGAAGTTTCAGGCCGAAGCCGCCCGCGCTCGCCGTGCTGAGAAAGAAGCTGCCAAGCGTGCGGCGGATATACGCAAGAAAGAACTCGAAGAATTAACCCAGTGGATGGCTATAGCTGTTGCTGTGATCGTGCTTGTAGTCTTGATTGTTGTCGGCATAGCCATAATGAGGTGATGGAATGAAGCGGTTATTTTTTGCTCTGCTGATCCCCGCTGCGGTGTTCGCGCAGGACACCACCATTAACTACAAGGGCCAGCCGCCGCCAACAGCCATGGCTCCCAGCTTGTCTGCAATGGGCGCTGACATATGCGCCGTCCCTGTGTCTGGTGCGATCTCGTCAACCGTCATCGGCATATCAGGCGGAACGGTCCTCAGCGACATCAACTGCGAGCGGATCAAGCTCGCCAAGACGCTGAACGACCTCGGCCTCAAAGTCACCGCCGTGGCTGTGCTGTGCGCTGACATCCGCGTTTGGGAAGCAATGATGGAGTCCGGCAGCCCCTGCCCTACGCTGGGCATGATTGGCGACGCTGCTCAGAATGAGTGGATTCGCCGCCACCCAGAACGGTTCAAGAAGCTCTATGGCAAAGTTCCTGCTCCAACTACTATTGCTGCTGGGGACAAGTGATGTCTTGGCTCAAAGCTGCTTTTGCACGGATGCGAAAAATCCTGCGACTGGAAACTGCTACGCCAACGCAACCTGCTGGGCTTGCGCACCCGGAGCCTACAACACCAGCTGGCAACAAGCCTACTGCACAAACTACGTTCCTCCAGCCCCCACTTGCACCTACTCCGCAGCCACAGAGCAGCGACCCTGCCCTATCAACCACTCTGGAACGCAGACTTGGAAACGAGAAAATAACTGCATCGGAGGAACAGCCGTTGACAGCGGGTGGTACAAAGTCTCGGAAACCTGCGCCCCGCTCCCGCCAACCTGCCAAGCCAGCCGCGAAACGCGCCAAGAAGCCTGCGGCCAAAACCAAAGTGGCAGCAAAACGTATACCCGCCAAAGCACCTGCCCAGACCCGTACGGCCAGCCGGTCTGGGGGGCGTGGCAACTGACAAGGGACGCCTGCGTATGGAACCCACCAACTTGCCAGATAAGCATGCAGACGCAGACTCAGCCGTGTCAGGCCGGGTTCACGGGCAGCATCACCCAGTCAATGACGAGTACATGCCCAAATCCATATGGCAGTCCGGTGTGGTCAAACGCTTGGGCGACTACATCAAACACCTGCGTCAAGTCGATGAGCAATCCAACCAACGTACTGTCGCCCGTCAGCCCAATATCGCCAATCATGTCTGCCCCCGCCATGGTGAGCGCACCTGTGATTGTTCAGCCGGTTCCTGTGCAGACGATGACTGTGGAGTCGACACCAGAATCGCCGCCCCCGAGCCAGTCAGCAGCCAGCACTACACCTGCCCCATCAGCGGGCGTATCTGCCTCACCATCAGGTGCCGGGAGTGGTGCGAAAGCGGTGTCGATCGTTCAAAAACTTGAGCTAGTTGGCGCGTTACCCAAACAACCGACGATAATCGAGACAATTTCACTCTCACAGGAGTTACCAGATGGCGTCCGACGACAACAAGAGCTATTCCTTGAACTTATCCAGCCAGATGATTCTTGGCTTGATCGTGACATTCCTGCCGATTATCGGCGGAGCGGCCTATACGGGAATTAACTTCTGGGCCAAGATGAACAAGACCATCGAGGCGGTTGACAAATTCAAGCCCTACGATGACACTGAGTTTCGCGAGAAGATTCAGGCGTTTGAGATCGAGATGAAGGCTGTGAAGGAACGCCAGATCGCCACGGCTGAGCAGGCTGTTCGACTGGCGGAAAAGGCCTCTGACGCCATCACACTGGCAAAAGAGACCAGTGCAGTGACCAAGGGTATTTCTGCAGAGACAGGAGCGGCAAGTCGCGAGACCAAGGCTGCTGTCGAGAGCGTGAACCGCGAAGTCATCACAAAGCTGACCGCGCTCAAGCAAGACCTCGACAGCACAACCGCCAACCTTCGCTCGGAGATGAACGCACTGAAGCGGGCCACGACCAACAAGCTGGGGAACTGACATGGAAGACCAACACTTCAAGGACTGGTGGCGAGAAAACTACACTGAATTTCCGTCGACGGAGTTCTTGGAGCAGTGCTTTTACGCTGGCTTCGACTGTGCTATGTTCTATGTATGGCGCATGGCCAAGATCATTTTCTTTGTGGCTGCGCTGTGCGCAGGAGTTTTCTTCCTGTCAGGCTGTGAGGAACGGTACCGGTATTTCTGCCAAAATCCTGACAACTTCCACAAAGAACAGTGCCAGAAACCCCGTTGCCAGTTTACGCAGCAGTGCCCTGAGTATCTGGTAGCCCCTATCTTGGAGAAGCAAATTGACCAAACTAAGCCTGCCGAATCACCAACACCTGTCCGCTGAGCAACTGGAAGTCCGCATCTGGGGCTTCGTGGTCATCATGATCACGTTGATCCTGACTTTCATCGTCGTTGCATTGCTGTACTCAGTGACATTTGTGACCCAGCCGATCAAGTCAATGGCTCCCATTGATCAGGCCTATACCAAGATGCTCAACGACATCGTGTTGTTGATAGTAGGTGGTATTGGTGGCATCGTTGGCAAGCGGGCCGTTGGCTCTGCAGCCAACGCTATGTCTGGCGGCACACCGCCTTCCGCGCCTGCGGCTACGCCTACCCCACCGCCAGCTCCAACCCCGGCTCCCCAGCCTGCCCCTGCGCCTTCGGTGATGCCCAACTTCAACTGGATGGGCTACCAGAACCCAGAGCTTGATGAGTCATGGACTCCCGGCCCGCCACCAACTACACCCCCAGAGCACATGGAAGACGAGGCTGAGCGTGAAGTCTTGGCCGCTGCTCGCCAAGAGGTTAAGTAATGTTCGGCGTACCGCTCCCGTGGGCGCTGTGCGGCGCTGCTGTCATTGCAGTCGTCACGTACTTCACCGGCCACCATAAGGGCTGGGCTCAGCGTGATGCAGAGATGCAGGTGGAGATCGCCCGCAAGAACGAAGAGTCCCGCGCCAAAGAGCAGGAGATGGCCAAGGCTGTCACCGCCAAAGACGAAGAACTGAGAAAGGCAAACACCGATGTCGCCAAGAAACAAACTGACCTTAATCGCCTCATTGCTGCTGGCAGGGTGCGCCTCCCCGCCTCCAGTTGTGTACAAGCCAGCCCAAGTGCCGCCCCTGCCACCGGAAATAGCCCAGAAGCGGGAGCCAAACCTGACGGACAGGCTGATCAAGCTGCTGACGCCGAGCGAGAAACCCTCCAGCTCATCGCCCAAATCGCCGCAGACGGAGACAAGGCCATCAACCAGCTCAACGCCTGCATCGACGCCTACAACGAAGTAAGGAACACTCTCAATGGTCAACGCTGAACAACTCAAGCAACTGCACATCGACTCCAAGTGGGTTGACCCGCTGAACGAAACCTTCGAGCGCTTCAGCATCTTGACACCTCGCCAGCAGGCTGCTTTCCTCGGCCAGTGTGGGCACGAGTGCGGCAACTTCCGGGTGCTGGAGGAGAACCTGAACTACCGCGCCGAGACGCTGATGAAAATATGGCCACGCCGCTTCCCCACGCTGGAGATCGCCAACCAGTACGCCAAGAACCCCAAGAAGATCGCCAACAAGGTCTACGCTGACCGCATGGGCAACCGGGACGAGGCGTCTGGTGACGGGTACCGCTTCCGTGGCCGTGGGTGCATCCAGCTCACCGGCTCGGCCAACTACTTCCACGCAGGCAAGGCGCTGGGTGTCGATTTCATCATGGAGCCTGATCTGGTCGCTACGCCCCAGTACGCCGCGCTGACTGCCGGGTTCTTCTGGAACACGCAGAAGTTGAACGCCATTGCCGAGTCTGGCAACAATCTGGCCCTGACCAAGAAGATCAACGGCGGAACCATCGGCCTGAACGACCGCATCCTGCACACCAACCAAGCACTTGCGCTCCTGAGCGCTGGCGGGCCAGCGTACGCGTAAGCTATTGGCACGAATCGCCCTGACCAGTACAATAACGCCCAACACCTGAAGGAGTAGGCGATGCCTCAACAGTTTACGAACAACGCTCGGGCGCTGCTCACGGCTAGTATCGGAACTACCGATACCTCAATAGTAATTGAGTCAGACAAGGCTTACCTGTTCCCAGTAGCAAATACTGGTACCGGCTCTGTGCCTGCTGCTACCGATTGGTTTAAAGTTACACTCCAAAACTCAGCTGGTGATGTTGAGATCGTGTATGTGCGGACACGCCCCTCCGGGTCTAGCGTTTTTAGCAACGTGATACGAGGCCAAGAGGGTACTACTGCGTTGGCTTTCAGCGCTGGTACTGTGGTTGGCTTGCGTATCACAGCCGCTGATATTCAGAGTGCGCAAAACACTGTCGGTAGCACAGGGGTTACAGGCTCTTTGATTACCCCGGCAGGCACCGGTGCCCAGCGCGATGCTTCACCTCTGCCCGGGTACTTCCGGTTTAACACGGACACCGACAGCTGGGAAGGCTATGACGGCACTGTGTGGAAGGCTGTTGGCGGCGGTGCCACAGGTGGCGGTGCGGATGAAGTATTTGTTGAAAACAGCCAAAGTGTCACAGTGGGCTATATCATTCCGGCAACACGCAACGCATCTTCTGTAGGCCCGATCACAGTTGAATCTGGAATTGCGGTCACAGTTTCTGACGGTTCACGGTGGGTTGTTCTATAAGGCTACGACCATGACAGCAGTAAACATCAAGGCATTTCGCGGTCAAATTCCGCGAATCAGCAATCGCCTGCTGCAGCCCAACCAAGCCGTACGAGCTCTGAACTGCAAGATCACATCTGGCCGACTAGACCCAATTGCCGGGCCAAAATTCGTAGCGGATGCTTCAGTAGAGGTTAATACGATGTACCGCTACCGGGCGTTTGTAAGCGGCGACTACGTAGACACTTGGCTGACATGGGAAGAAATCGTTAACGTGGTGTTATCTCCAAACGCCAACGACCCAGACGGACGTTTTTACTTTTCAAGCGACTCGTTTGAGCCGCGCATGTCAACCTACACACTGGCTGTTAACTCTCTTCCATACCCAACTGCGTGGTACTCGCTTGGCACTGCCGCTCCTACAGTGGCTCCTACAGTGGCTCACACTGGCGGAACGGGCGCTACAGAGTCTCGCTCCTACGTTTACACCTATGTCACGACATATGGTGAGGAGTCTCCTCCGTCCCCGCCATCAGCGCTATACACGGCGGCTGTCAACGCTACATGGAACCTGACAGGGCTGCAGACTGCCCCACTTAACTCAGGCACCATTTCTGCAGCATCGACCATCAGCGCCGGTGTAGTTCGCGTTACGCTCAACAGCGTATTTGGCATCGCTCAGTACGACACCCTGACTTTTTCCGGTGTCGTCGGCATGGTTGCGCTCAATGGTTCATTCCGTGTTCAGTCAGTTGATACCGTCAACAATCGCGTCACTGTGTCGCTCTCAACAGCTCAGACATACACTTCTGGCGGCGCGTGGGCCCGCAACGCTCCGTTCAACACGACTGGCATGGTCAAGCGCATTTACCGCACGGTAGGCACCGGCGGCGTGTTTCTGTATGTAGGTGAAGTGCCTGTAGCCACAACGACTTTCGACGACACGGTAGTCGCCGCTGACTTAGGCGAGGAACTGCCTACCGCAGATTCTTCGCTGCCACCCAAAAACTTGACTGGTCTTATAAGCCTACCCAACGGTTGTCTGGCTGGCATAGCAGGTAACGAGCTGTGTTTCAGTGACCCATACATGCCGTATTCATGGCCCATTCGGAACCGTTACTCGTTTTCTGGTGTGGGCGTTGCTGCCGTCGCTACGAGCAACTCGGTCATAGTATTGACGCAAACATTCCCCATCCTGTTTACAGGTTCCGATCCTGAAGCAATGTCGCCAACAACAATGGAGACTTACGCACCGTGTGTGGCCAGTAGGGGTGTTGTCGATATTGGAGGCGAAGTTATCTACCCAAGTTTCGACGGGTTGTGGGTGGTTTCGCCCGGTGCGGTCAACCGCATAACGAAGAATTTGTACCGTGAAGAAGAATGGTCGGCCATAAACCCACAGTCTTTTATAGCTGCGTTCCACGATGGGCAGTACTACGCCAGATACTCGCTAGCGACTGCCAGCAGAATACTGGTGGTCGACCTGAATGAGGCAGACAGCGTTGTAGAAATTGATCAAGATGTAACTACCCTATACCGTAATGAGTATGACGGCAAGCTGTATATAGCCATTGGGTCTCAACTGTACGAGTGGGATTCTGATGCGGGCCGCTCATATACTGGCGATTGGCTTAGCGGCACTATGCAGATGCCGTCACTGGTAAATCTTTCCGTTGCGCAAGTTCACGCTGACTTCTCGGGTTCGGCCCAGACGAACACCGTTCAGCTAGCAGAAAATACGGCCCTGATTGCACTTGGACCAGATGCGGTTGCTGGACACTTAAACGGCCATGAACTTTTAAGCTTCGAGGTCAATGGAAGCTACCTGCTCCCAGTTACTACTTCTAACCCTAAGAGAGTACAGTTTACGTTGTATGTAAATGAAGTCCCGGTGTTTACAAAGAACGTCACGTCTTCCACGCCGTTTAGGCTGCCTGCAGGATTTCTTAGCGAGGTCTACAACATAGGCATTAGCGCTAATACTAGGACTTATTCTGTTGCGGTGGCTACCTCCGTTGCAGAACTTTCGCAGGCATCCTGATGACCAAAGCCGCTATCCCATCTGTCATGACTGGCAAGCCCGACTTGGATCGGGCGCTGTCGTCTATCAAACAGAACTTGGACGCCATTACGGCCCAATCCAAGAACGTAAACCGATTTCAGCCGCTACCCGCCACCGCCACGTTGGCCGAAGTGATCGGACGACTCAACGCCGTAGTGGAAAGATTGCAGTAGATCGGCCATAATACGCACTATGGAACTTGAACTCGTAGAGCAGTCGGCAGTGGACTCCTGCTACCCTGATGGGGTGCCGGAAGGATTCCCCATTGATTTGTTCGAGCCGATCAACGGCCCAGAGCTGGTCATCCGCGAGGCCAAGCTGCGCAACAAGATCGACGCCCTGCAGGCGCTTATGCTGCAGCAGCCACAGGCTGATACGCCCGTGCGCAACGTGTTTTCTGGCGGCGTCTACGCCCGCGAGCTGTTCATCCCCAAGGGGACTTTGCTGGTGGGCAAGCTGCACATGACTGAGCACTTGAACATCTGCATGCAGGGCGACCTCACATTCATGACGGCAGACGGACCTAAGCGTATCAAGGCTCCGGCCATGTTTTCGTCCCCCGCTGGCACGAAGAAGTTAGCGTACGCCAACGAAGATTCGATCTGGATCAATGTGCACCCTGACTTGGGCCTTGAGCCTGACCAGATCATTGATGCCATCACAGTGAACACATTCGCTGAATACGAGAAACTTGTTGCCCACGCCAGCTTCAAAGACACCATTGCTGCGTTCGGGCTGGCTGAAGATACTGTACGTACCGTGTCCGTCGACGAGTCTACGCTGGACAGAACTCCACTAGACGGCGTTGAGGTGCGCGAGTCCGCTATCGAAGGGTCAGGCTTGTTTTCCTTGCGCGGGTTCAGCGCAGGTGAGAAAATCTGCGTCGCGCTTGTGGACGGCAAACGGTCTCTGGCTGGGAGGTATTCCAACCATTCGCCCACGCCCAACTGCAATTTTTCTGTCGTCGATGGTGCACTGTGGCTTGTGGCAGGTCGCGAGATCGAGCCTGACGAGGAACTTACCACCAATTACGGTGATACATTGACCCTTATCCAAGGGTTGGGGAGCTGATTATGAGTGCTGTTGTTGGTGCAATTGCTGTCGGTGGCGGTCTTGCTATGGGACTTGGCGGAGCTGCGCTTGTCGGCGCTGGCGTGGCTGGCGTGGCTGGCGGCTTAATGATGCAAGAGGGGCGCGAAAACGCCGCTGAAGCTCAGGCTGCACAAGAACGCGCCGCTGCTGGTTTGGCCTCGTCGTCTGACTACGCTGCTAAGTTGTCGTACAACTTGGGCCAAGACCAACTGGCTTTCGAGAAACAGCAGTACGCTGAGATGAAGCCGTTGGCGGAACGTGTTTCTGCATCACAGGTTGCGGCGCAAGACGAGCAAATGCGGCAAGGGCGCGACTACTACAACTACCAGACTAATACGTTCCGCCCGCTTGAGCAGGGTCTGGTTTCACAAGTCCAACAGTTTGACACTGAGGCTTACCGTGAGCAGCTGGCCTCGCAGGCTGCGGCAGACGTTTCGCGTGCATTCGGTGTGGCGCAGGGCATGACCACTCGTGATCAAGCTCGTCGTGGTGTTGGCCCCGGCTCAGGCAACGCCTTGGCCATGAACAACCAGAACGCTTTGGCGCTGGCTTCTGCCCGCGCAGGCGCGGCTACAGGTGCACGCAATCAGGCTGAGCAGCTCGGCTACGCCCGCAAGCTGGATGTCACAGGTCTTGGCCGTGGTCTGGCTGGAGCGTCTACTGCAGCGTACGGTGCAGCAACAACCGCTGGCACCGCTGGCTTGAACTCTGCCATGGCACCGGGTGCTCAGTACTCCGCAGGCGCAAACCGCGCAGCTGGCGTTATGACCACTGGCGCAGGACAACAAATTTCTGGGTACAGCTCACTGTACGGCGGCGCGACAAGCCTTGCCTCCGCTGCAATGCAGGAACAAGCAGGCATGACTGGCTCTCTGCTCGGCATGGCCGGAACTTTGGGCGCTGGCTACCTCGGCAGAAAATAAGGAGTACTGATATGGCAAGCGCATTCGCACAGGGCATGGAGTCTGGAACACGACTCGCCAAAAGCTGGTTGGACACGTACAACCAAACCGAAGAGAAAACACGCAAGCGTCGCGCTGCTGAGGAAATCGCTGCAGCTGGTACCACCAGCCTTGCAGAACTCCCAGAGCAGCCACGTGTGTACACCCCCGAAGCTCCTGCCGCCCCTGCCGCTCCCGCGCTCGGTACTGGCGCATACGGCACAGAAGAAGACTACACGAGCATCCAGCCTCAAGGCTTGGTGCGTCCTCAGCCTGCCGCCCCTGCGGCGACACCACCGGGCACTGGGTTTGCTCGCGGGTACACAGCTGATCAGACTCAGGCCGTGCGTTCTGCGTACGCTACAGGCGGCGCTCCTGCTGCTGAGCGAGCAGCTACTGCTCAAGGCGTCCCCACACAAGGGCTCACGCGCCCAATCCCCATGTCGCAGCAGCTTGCCCGTCAGGCTGACATCTACGCACGCAACGGGTTGACAGATCAGGCCGAGCAGTACCGCCTGAAAGCATACGACGTCAGTCGCCAAGAGGAACAGGATGCACGTACTCGGGAAGCCGACGCTCGCACCAAAGCCGATTACGAGCAGAAGCAAAACACCAACAACGCTGCCCAGTGGATGGCCACTCAGATCAGCTCTGGCCGTACTGCAGACATGACTCTGATCGCTGAAGCGCAGACAAAGTTCAAGGGCAACTACGACACGCTCTTGTCCACCACTGCCAACGTGCTGGGTATTACCGACAAGATCGCAAAGCAGAAGACAGACCAACTGGTGAACCAGATCAACGAGGCTGTGCTGGGCGGTGAAGCATCGTTCAACAAGCTGTTGGGGTCGTTTGCTGACCCGAACAAAGAGGACGACATCACCCCCAAGCTGATGCAAGTCAAGGGCGGCGTGCAGGTCATGTACGGCAACAAGCCAATGAGCCCCGTGTTCGCTGGCGCTGACGGTATTTCTCCTCTGCAACAAGCTGGTGCGTTCTACATCAACACCGCACAGGGCAAGCCATATGAGACCGCTATCCAGATGCAGAACCTTGCAAAGGGTGCGGCTGCAATCAAAGAGTCCGAGGCAGGTACCAAACTCAAGAATGCGCAAGCCGCTAACGTAGGCTTAGAGAAACAAAGCCCGCTTGAGAAAAACCTCGCAACACTGAAGCGCCTGAACATTCCAGTAACCGACGCCCAGATAAAAACGATGGTACTAGGAGTTCAGAAAGACCCAGCTCTTGAGGCTGAACTTGCTGCAATCATCAAGATCGCTGGCTCTGACACGGCTAACCCCGAAGTTCTCAAAGCGTTGCCGGGGGAAATTCAGGCAGCATTGGCTCGGAGTAAAGGCCGTGAAACAGCAGCGGCAGTGGTAGCTGGTCTCACCCAAGCACAGGAAGCTGGTAAAGGTGCAGAAGCCATTGCGGAATTGCGCAAAAGAAATATGCCCGAGCCTGCGATTCAGGCTGCTGCTATGCAAGCTGGCGTTGCGTATACAGCCCCTGCTCCCGCTGCTGCTCCGGCCTCCGCTGCCCCCGCTGCTGCTCCGGCCTCCGCTGCCCCTGCTGCCCCTGCTGGGGTAGGCTTGGGACGTAGTGTTCAGGCAGCTGTTAGCGGTGATTCTCCTGCTCAGCTTGATACAATTCGCATCAAAATTGCTAACCGGATTCCGCTCTCTGGTGTAGAGCAAATAATTGCCCAGCGAAACAACATCACAGCAGCGCGTTAACCGCTAAACTAGGGGTAGTAGCGCAGCTCAAGGAATTTTCATGGAATACTTCAAAGGTATCGGCTCACTGTCCTCAGTTGATTTTGGTGGAGCCTTTGGTGAAACCCAAGAAAAACCAACTCAGGAGCGCCCAAACGCCCCCGGACTTATGTCCGATGTGCGCCGAGCCACAGGACAGTTTGTCGCTGGTGCCGGTTCTACGCTGCGTGACCTTGGCGCTGAGGACGTGGGCGGTGCAGTCGAGCAGTACGGTGCTGATGTTGTGCGTCGTAACCCCAGCGAGATTCAGTCGTTTGACGATGTTCTGTCTCGCCCCTTCACAACTGCACGTGAGGCCGTTGGTGAGGTAGCCCCGCAGGTAGGCTTGGCCTTGGGTGGGCAACTAGGTGGACGATTGGTTGGCGGTGTTCTTGGTTTGCCGTTTGGCCCAGCAGGTGTTGCAGTCGGACAACAGGTCGGCGGTTTTGTTGGCGGTCTACTCCCTACTGCTGTACAGACATACGGCGGCATTCGCACGGGACAGCGTGAACAAGGCATTGACGAGCGTGGTCGGGCAGTGGCAGTTACCATCCCTGCTGCCCTGTTAGAGCGCTTTGGCGGCGCAGAGCGTGTAGCCCTGCGTGTGGCTGGCGAAGGCACTGAGTTCCTCGCCCGTGCAGCTGGAACAGGCTTTGCGAAGAATGCTGGCAAACAATTCGTCCGTGGTGGTTTGGAAGAAGCTATTACTGAGTTACCACAGACTGGCTTGGAGCGCTACGGTGTTACTGGCCAAACAGCTGACCTTACAAGCCCAGAGGCTATGAATGAGTACGGCGTCGCAGGTGCCAAAGCCTTCTTGGGCGGCGGCTCTATCCGCGCTGGATTGTCCACACTTGCCGGTACGCGCCCAGCAGAGCCCACAGTCACCATCCAACCAGATGGCACAATCACTTCGGACCAGCCCGCTACAGGCGCAGAAGGCGAAACCGACCTGACTCGTGGCAGCAATGTCTTGATGACTCCAGAGCAAGCAGCGCAGCGTCTGCAGCAGATTCAGGATCGTCGTCCTGCGGCATTGAGTGACGAAGCGTTTGAAGCGCCCCCCGCTCAACGCGGTTTGTTTGATACTCGTGGCGGCGAAGCTCCGCCAGCCCCCGTTGCCGGTGAGCAGATTGACCTGTTTGGCGGCGGTGGCGTGGCCCCCGCGCCTTTTGTCGACGAGCGACAAGGCGATCTGTTCGCCCCACAGGAACCTACGTTTCAGACTCGCATCACAGCAGAGCTTCTGGATGGCCTCGGCATGCCTCGGCAGTCGCCAATGTACCGCCAGCTGCTCGGCAAAGACATGGCTGATCCTGAGCAGCAGCCACAAATCGCTGCGTTGTTTGATCGCGTGCGGACAGACGGCACAATCTCTGAACGTACAAAGGCTGGCGTCGAAGGTCTTGCAATGCAGGCGTTCGGTGGCATGGCCCAGCAGCAAGAGATGTTCGGCCCACGCGGCGGTGCGTACCCACAGGGTCGCCCAAGCACACAACAGAATGCCCCCGGCCCCATCGAGAACCTGTTGCCTACAGCCCCCTTGGGCGCTGCTGCGGCTGCTCCAGTCGAAGCCCCCGTAGTTGAGACCCCTGCACCAGTTGCGCCTGCTGCGCAAGCTCCGGCCCAACCTGTGGCGTTGCCTACTGTGCCTGCTGGCGTTACCCTGACAGCGGATGAAAACCGCTTGGTCAAGCAAGCCAACGCCATCTTTGGCCTTGCTGAGACTGACGCAGAACGCGCAAGCGTAGCTGCCATGGTCCAGCGCACAATCGAACGCGCAGCACAGCGCAGTGGCACCCCCGTTACTCCTGTCGGCGCACCAACTGCAGTTGCCGCCGCTTTGCCTGCTGCACAACCTGCAGCAGGCGTTTCTTCCACCCCTGTAACTACCGGAGCACCCAGTGGCACTCAAGCCCCTAAAACCGTCGAAGCAAAAACGCAAGGACAAAAAGCAACCACCTCCACCCCAGCTGTAAGCAAACCAGCAACATATGTGGCTGCTGGCTCAGGTGACGCAAGTCTTGAGCTCAAGCAAGGTGATAAGCGTTTTGTGCTTACGAACGTCGGCGGCAAGCCCCAACTTGTCGTGCGAGACCCAAATAGCGCGAGTGGCCCATCGGTCTTCTACGCAGAAGGCAAGCAGTTCGACAGCAGAGGCAACGTGTTTTCCGCCGCCGAGTTAGCGGCTATGTACCCTGAGCTCCCAAAGCCTGTTATTGCTGCCATGCAGAGTTGGTTAGCATCTGGCGGGACAGACACACAAACCCTTGGTGCTAAGGTAGCCGACGCATGGAACGCTGCGACTGGCACTAAGGCATCCACTTCCGCCGTCAGAATTGCCAGCACCCAAACAGCTGAGCAACAAGCTGCAGACGAACTTGGCCTGACCCAAGCCCTGCAGGTAGCGAACCGCGTAAAGACTACTGGCAACCCTCTGCAAGCCAGCGTTCAAGGCGCAGGAAAAGTAGCTGTACCGGGCAAGGCTTCATTAAGCGTCAACTCTTTGCGCGACATCCGCGATGCTTTGTTGAACCCATCTGCAACTGTGGAAGGCATTGGTGCCAAAGAGCAGGCCATCGCTGACGCAGTCCGCGCATTTGCCAAGGCCTACTACAAGCTCAGCAACGCTGGCGGCAACATGCTGCGCGGTATCCCGTCTGAGCGCGGTACCCGTGCTGAAAACGGCGAGATGGTCTACAAACCCACAAAATTCTCCAAGCAAACCCCTGCTGAGCAACGTGGGCAGATCAAGGCCAAGACTGGTATTCGTGTTGAAAACACGATGAAGCTCTTAGAGGAAACACGCGCTGCACTGGCTGCGCTCGGCACTGCAGTCAACGGGAACGCTAAAGACGTCGAAGCTATCGTCAAGCTGACCAAAGACATGGTGCAACAAAAGCTGCACACACAAGTCAATGACACTGGCATCAACGAAGACTTTGGCCAAGACACAGAACAAGACAGCGTCGATGCCGCTTTCGGCAAACTCGACACCATGTTGTCTCAAGGTTGGAACGCGGCAAAAGCCAACATGTTTCAAGGCCGTTCTGACGCCATGTTCGTTCGCCAGACAGCGATCCGCGAGTCTAAAGAAGCTACCGCCGCTGGTGAAAGCCAGACTCCACTGGAGAAAGCCGCCAAAGGCTACGCCGTGTTCGGCAAAGGTGAATCGTCTGATGGCATTTTGGGGGTGATGAATTACATCCAGACGCACGGCACACCGTTTGAGCGCACCATTGCTAAGGCTGTGTTCGAGTCCATGGCATACCAAGAGGCACCTAAGCTGGTGTTCATCACCGAAGGTAATCCACGGTTCGACCCCAAGAAGAACACGATCTACATCCAACGAGATGCGTCCGCTGCCGTAACTCTGCACGAAGCCCTGCACTCTGCGTTGCAGTGGTATGTGTATGGTAATCCAGACGCTCCAGCAGTTCGAGCGCTGAAGGCTTCGCTCAAGCAAGTCGTCAACTTTAAAGGCCCCCTTGGTGCAGATGCCAAGCGCGTGCAAGACCTACTCAAAGCTCTGATGAAGGACAAGAAAGAGCTTGACGCTGTCCTCGAACTGGTGTCCTATGGGAATACCCTTAACGACTTCCGACGCGCACTGGAAGCAATGGACAGCACCGAAGCTCCGAAGTCATTCTTTGACGCAGCCAACAACGTGTGGCAGTCTATCCTGACAGCCGTGCAGAAGATGCTCGGCGTCAAGCCTTCCGTGGCTGCTGACGTTATCGCAAACACGTTCAAGCTGCTTGAGGCTGCTGGCCAAAAAGGGCAGAAGAAGGGTAAAGCCACAGGTAGTGTGCTCGAAGCCGCTATCCAAGCTACTGACCCAACGACTGCGCCTACGATCGACGCTGCTGCACAGCAGGTTGGCTTTGCTGACGCCACCGCGTTTGCCAATGGCCCCGGTAAGTTCAAGACACCTACACAGCTTGTGTTCGAGATTGTTGGCCTTGGCCGCGTAAATGGTAAAGACCTGCCGCTCACAGCAAGCATTGCAAAGAACGGTGCGAAGCTGGCGAACTACATCCGTAAGGAAGTGCCGACGCTTGAGCGCGTCATCATGCAGTTCAACTCAAACTTCAGCAATTCGCCTGCTACCGTGGCAGCGATCGACAACTACAAGTTTTTGGCCCAGACTGGCCACTTGCAGATGGAGAAGATTGCAACCACCATCGCTGCCCGCCCTGAGCTGCGTGAGCCCTTCTTGGACTACATGGATGGCAATACCAAAGCGTTTGCTGGTATTCAGAACGCTTCCGGGTTCAAGGCTATCGCCGACAACCTCAAAGGCTTGATGAAGCAGTACATCAGCACCCTGCCTGCAAACTCCAAGGAGCGCCGCGCTTTCGAGAGCATGCCGTTCACGCAGTACATCATCAGCCCCACCAGCATCAGTCAGGTCGCAGGCTCTACGCTCAGCGCTGGCAAGATCGCCAGCATGATCGGCACGAAGAAGCAGACACACCAGTCGCTTGATGAGTTCAAGCAGTTCCTCGACATGACAGACGGCATTGTCGATCAAGATCAGCCGCTGTACCAGATATTTGAAGACAAACTTGGCAAGAAGGGTTTGCCTGCTGGGTTTATTTCTAAGGCTCAGTACGACAAGACTGGCGTGACACCTTCTGGTACAGCGGTTGACGCCAAGCGCGTTTGGAAGTTTTCCAAGTACGACACCGACAAGGGCAACTTCGAGTTCTCGTCCAGCATCACTACCCGTGACGCGCTCAAAAACCTGAAGAGCGAAGACCTCGCACTGGCTTTGGTAAACACCACGGCTGCACTGTCTCACGCGCATGCTGCTACAACGTACTTCGGCAACCTTGCTTCGATTGGCCGTGAGAGCGGCAAGCCCACGGCTGAAGCTGTTGCGTTCGACAGTGTTGACGAGATCAACGAAGTGTTCGGCGATCGTAACCTCGAACTCAACAACGTGCTGCAAGTTTCCGACGAGGCTTCTAAATCGCAGTCGCTGCGCTGGCAAACACAGCGCACTGGCACATGGGTGCAGTTGCCACAAGGTACAACCTACGGCGCTCTTGCTGGGAAGATCATCCCCGGCCCCGTGTGGAACGCCATGATCGACATGCACGATCGTTCGCCAGCGGTTAACTTCAAGTCGTTCAACGAACTTATGGCCTTCTTCAAGCAGTCTAAGACTGTCCTGAACCCCGGCACACACGTCACCAACGTGCTGTCGAACGTCGCACTGCTGATTCTGCACGGCATCCGCCTCGGCACGCTCAAACGCGCTGCAGGCATGTACGCCAAGTTCGAGCGCAACCCAGACTCTATGAACGACGCCGATCGCGCACTGATGCAGGCGTTCTTTAACTCCGGTGCTGTGCTTGGTCAGTTCACAAACTCTGAGCTCAAGGGCAGCGTCTACGACCGCCTGTCCGAGTCCATCACCCCCACCAGCGATCAGTCGTACATCAAGCGCATGACCTCGATGGCAGCGTTTGAACAGACCAAAGCCAAGTTGGCAGGTTGGAAGGACAACGCTGTAGAGATATACGCAGCAGAAGATAACGTGTTCCGCTTCGCTGCGTTCTTGGAGACAGCTGGCAATGTGCAGTTGCGCGACGGTTCCAAACAACTCGACGCCAAACAGCTTGAAGAAGTTGGTCTGGCCGCACGCAAGATGTTCTTGGACTATGACATCGACGCACGTGCAATCCGCGCAGCCCGTCAAACATTCCTGCCGTTCGTATCGTGGTCATACGCCATCATGCCGGTGCTTGGTCGCATCGCAGTTACCAAGCCTTGGGCCATTGTCAACATGATGGCATCGGTCATGCTGATGCAGGCTGCGCTGGGCGGAGAAGAAGACGATGAGCTGCGCAAAAAAGGCCCGGACTACCTGCGTGAGCGTTCGCTGTTCGGCCTCGGTCCATACATGCACATGCGGATTCCGTTTGTTGGCGATGACCAGAACCCGACATACCTCAACGTCGGCAAGTACATCCCGTTCTTGTCGTTGTTCCAGCCTGCGCCGGGTGAGTCTCCGTTTGCAGGGCAGTCGTGGTTGCCCGGTTTCGCTACGCCCGGTGGCCCACTTGTCACGCTGATCTCTGCCATGAACGGCTACGACCCATTCACAGGCAAGCCAATGCACGCCCCCACAGACACAGAGTGGGACAAACTTGTCACGACAGCCAAGTTCTCCTATGACACAATGGCACCGCCAGTTGTGACAACCAAGTTCTGGGATCAAATAGGCGATCTGAAGGATGGTGCCAAAGGCCCCACAGGCATCGAGAAAAGCTCTATGTTCTTGGCCCGTACGCTGGGTGGCATTGGGCTGTATCAGTTCAACGTCGACGAAGCTGCGTTCTACAAGAGCAAAGAGCTCAAAGAGATCAAGAAGGACTACAAGGCTGCAATGACCAAGGCCAAGCGCGAGGAGTACCGCAAGGGCTACCCCGACTACGAGGCACTGGACAGAGAGCTCGACGACCTGCGAGATCGTATGCAAGAAGCATTGGCGAAAGCCAGAGGAGAAGAGTAATGGCAAAGACACCAGCATGGACACGCAAGGAAGGCAAAGACCCCAAGGGGGGTCTTAACGCCAAGGGGCGTGCCTCCTACAACAAAGCCAACCCCGGCAAGCCGGGGCTCAAGGCCCCTCAACCTGAAGGTGGCCCACGACGTGACTCATTCTGCGCCCGCATGGAGGGCATGAAGGAGAAGCTGACCAGTGAAAAAACTGCCAAAGACCCTAACAGTCGAATCAACAAAAGCCTGCGGGCTTGGAAATGCTAACTGGAGAACCCCATGATGTACGGCAAAAAGATGATGATGGCCCCGGCCAAACCCGCAGGCAAAAAAGCTGCTCCATTCAAACCTTGCAAGAGCTGCCCAAGCCCAGCCAAGTGCGCTAAGGCTGGCGTCTGCGCCGCCAAAGCCAAGAAGTAATTACTTCATCCGGGCCGACTTGGTCCGGGCAAAGGAGCGGTTTTCGGACTTGGGCACTGCACGCAGGTTGCCTGATCCGTTGCCGCCGCCTTTGGCAATAGGCGTCTTGTGATCGACGTCTTTGCCGTCACCCTTGGACACCACACCCTTCTTCTCCATCTCGGAACGGGCAGCGTTGCGTTTCGCACGGTTGGCGATTTGCTCTGGCTTGCCTTGGTAGTTGGCATATTCCTGTTTGTAGTTGCGTGGCATGGTTGTTCCTCAGTAAAGGTTGTTCAGCACTGGAGGGCGGTAGTTCGGCCCCTTCGCTATTTTCCCATGTTCGTTGAACACAGGGTTGCCGTTCTCGTCGTACTTTGACCAGTTGCTGCGGTTCACGGCATCGACCCCATCGGTCATCTTCATGCCAGCGCAGTGGCCAACACCGACAGACGTGACGATCTGATCGGCCAGCGAGTCCAGCATCTCTTTGCGGTCATGAATGACCACGTTCTCCTGTCCGCTCTTGAGTCGGTCAGCCAACAGCTTGAGCTCGTAGCGCAGGTTATTCCACCCGCCGTTGAACTGCACGCAGTCCAGCATCTCCACGAACTCCTCCACGTGGCATCCCATCTGAATGTCCAGTTCCCGGGCAGTGGGGTCAGGACGACCCCTACGGTGCCACAACTCGATCGAATCAATACTCATGCGTTTCCCCTGTTTGAAATCCATGCCCAGTAGTGAGCGTCGTGCCTGTACCCGTGACATGCGTGCAATGCCTGTCCATATTCGTTATGACCCGGAGTCCCCGCGTTTGCAGCGAGGGCTTTGATTCTGGCAATGCTAACTTCGTAGGGCTCGTCTAGTTCCCAAGGAGTGCCATACACGTTCATGCTGCAGCTCCCAAAACAGCCAGTGCAATCTTACTCTGTGCGCGGGCTGTGGTGCCCGTCAGGCTGTCCACGAACCGTGGGTGGTTCAGGTTCACGATCATGCACTGCATCTGGCCCGGGGCGTGCTTGGGGCAGCCCTTGAACATCGTGACGCGGTCACGGCGGCGCAGCAATGCGTTCTCGTTCTCCAACTCCCGCTCGATGCGGTCCAAGCCATCACGCTTGATCTTGAGCCATGAGCGCAGCTTCTCAGCGTTGATCGCCACTTGGCTACCCGGCATGATGGGGTTCTTGTCGTCGTAGACGATCTTGACCCGCGCCACGGCGCGTTCTGGTGCTGGCAGTGTGACCTGCTCAACACCTGATCCATACTTCTCTTTGCACTCGACCAGCTGGTCGTTGTGCTCTGCAAGGAACTGGCCCACGATGTCGAACACATCGGTCTTGTGATCAATGGTGAACTGGCGTGTCTTCTTGATGTGCGAGATCAGGTGGTCAATGGTGCCCTGCACATCGAACGGGAACAGGCCCAAGGCTTGGCCAATCCGTCCCATACCCCATGCAGCAATGATGGCCGTACGATAGAAGCGCTCCTGCGGCTCGAACACAAAGTTGAACGTCTTCATGAACGATGCCTCGGCCCACTTCCACACAGCCTCTGGACCGCCCTTATCGATCACCACCTGCACCAGCTCTGGGAAAGCCCAGCCGTTGTTCTTGGCCATGATGTCGAAGAACTCATAGCCATCGCTCTTGCCGTCTTCACGGGTCTCGATGAACGTGCGGTCATGTTGTGGCAACTCCAAGCATCGGGCTTTGAGCGGCTCGTTGCCAGCCTGTGCACCCTCGAACTTCTGCCACAGCGAGATGTTGGTTGTCATCAGTGTGGGGCCATCCCACGACGCAGGGTCTCGCAAATCGCGATCTTTGGTCATGGACACCTTCTCGCGGCCCATGCTCAGCTGATACGTCATGTCAGCGATGTCTTTGTCGTCAGCTGCAGTCATCTCGTCGATGCAGCATGGCAAGCTGTTGAGCACACCGCGCTGCTTGTACAGGGCGTTGGCCGTGTCCTTCTGGCTCAGGAACAGTTGCTTGGGCGTGCCGATGAGGCTATTGGCGGCAATCAGTGACAGTGTCTTGCCCGTAGTCGTCTCTGTTGAGTAGATGGACACCACGACGGTGCCGTTACCAGCCACAGGCCCGAGGATGCCAGTCAATGCCAGCAGCACAGCGGAGCGTATCGTCTCTGAACCCGGACGGTTGAGCATGTCCATGCCGCGAATCCACTC